AAATCTGGTGATATTATCTATTTCCCATTGTCTGAATCTTTATTTGAAATTCTGGATGTTCAAGGAACAAATACCTTTTATCAGACAGGAGCACTTCAAACTTTTGATTTGGTATGTGAACTCTTTAGATATTCTGATGAAGCACTTGATACAGGAATTGAAACTATTGATAGTATAGAAGTAGATAAATCTTATGCAATAGAATTTACAATGGGAAGTGGTACAGGTACTTATACTGTTGAAGAAACAGTTTATCAAGGCGCTGCATTTGGATCTGCTACAGCCACGGGAGAAGTTGGTGCTTGGAACTCCACATCTAAAGTTTTGAAACTCATCAATCTTACTGGAACATTTTCATCTTCAAGCAATATTATTGGAAACACTTCTGGTGCTTCTTATGCTGTTACCACTTTTGATTCTCAAGCACAACCAACTGATCCTTCAGCAAATAATGTTGGAATTGAAACTGCTGCGGATTCTGTAATTGACTTCTCTGAGGGTAATCCATTTTCTGAAGGGACTAATTACTAATGCTTGGATCTACCTTTTACCATCAAACTGTTCGCAAATATGTAGCGGTTTTCGGCACACTTTTCAATGATCTTAACATTGAGAGAAAAAACTCTTCTGGAACTGTTATTGAAAAAATTAAAGTGCCTCTTGCATATGGTCCAAAACAGAAGTGGCTTTTAGCAATTCAAGAATCTACTATATCACGGAAGGTTTCAGCAGTTAGAGTTCCAAGAATGGGATTTGCCCTTACTGGCCTTGCTTATGATTCTGTTAGAAAATTAAATACTATTGGAAGAAATATAGCAGCAAACACGGCAGCTGGAACTTCTTCATTGATGACACAGTACAATCCAGTTCCATATAATTTTGATTTTACTCTGTACATTTTAGTAAAAAATGCAGAGGATGGTACTCAGATACTTGAACAAATTCTTCCTTATTTTACTCCAGAATTTACAGTCACTATTAATACAATTCCAGAAATGGGAATCAAAGCAGATATACCTATTGTATTGAATTCTGCAGATGTGGCTGATGAGTATGAAGGAGAATTAGCAACAGCTCGTACTATTACATGGACTCTTTCATTTACTATGCGAGGATATATTTATCCAGATATTAAATCTGGTAGTGTTATTAAAACAATTGAAGTTAATTTCAGAATTCCTAGTAATGAAACGTCTGAACCTCTTATAACTAATTTTATCATTCTAGAAACTACTAGTTCAAGTTCTGCTTCTTCAGACTACATATTATTAGAAAATGATAATTATGAAAAAATTCTGAATGAAAATAGTAGTGAGGGTGTTGGAGACGCAACAGTTAAGTCTAGATATACAGTGGTTCCATCCCCAACTACTGCTGAAGCCACTTCTGATTTTGGTTTTAGTGAAACTTTTGAATTTTTTGAAGATAGTAAAGGATTTAATCCAGTGACAGGTGAGGATTATGTATGAATATAGACGAACATCTCGATGAAGTTTTAGGAATTATACAAAAACCTAAAAGAGAGATTAAAAAAATTGAAAAGGTAAAGCCAGTAATTAATGGTCTTGATGATGATATAGATTTTCAGTATGCTCGAGAAAATCTTTATAATCTCATTGAAAGGGGTAATGATGGTCTTGAAGAATTGCTTGAAATAGCAAAACAATCTGAACATCCAAGGGCATTTGAGGTGGTTGGTCAGATGATTGACAAACTTACTACTACAAATAAAGAACTCTTAAATCTCCATAAAACTAAAAAAGATATCAGTACTGAAAAAGGTCCAACTAATGTGACTAATGCGTTATTTGTTGGATCTACTGCTGAATTACAAAAAATGTTGAAAGATAAGGATGTCAAGTGAAACGTATTTGGGGAATCCACGTTTAAAATCTGTAGGGCAACCTGTAGAGTGGACTGAAGAATCTGTACTGGAATACAAAAAATGTATGGAATCTCCTGAACACTTTATTAAAAATTATGTAAAAGTTATTCATGTGGATAGGGGATTGATTTCATTTGATATGTATTCTTATCAAGAGAAAATGATTCAGACTTTTATGAATAATAGGTTTGTTATTTGTAAAATGCCTAGACAGTCTGGAAAGTCAACCACTATCATCAGTTTTCTTCTCCATTACATTCTTTTCAATGAAAATGTTCAATGTGCTATTCTAGCAAACAAACTTTCAACCGCCCGGGAACTTCTTGGTAGGCTTCAACTTGCTTATGAAAATCTCCCAAAATGGATGCAACAAGGGGTAGTGATATGGAACAAAGGAAATATTGAACTAGAAAATGGTTCTAAGATTTTAGCTGCAGCCACATCTTCTTCCGCTGTTCGGGGAAGTTCCTTTAACGTTATTTTTCTAGATGAGTTTGCACACGTTCCAAACAATATAGCAGACCAGTTTTTCACTTCAGTTTATCCTACAATTTCTTCTGGTGAAACTACCAAAGTTTTCATCGTATCCACACCATTAGGACTTAATATGTTCTATAAAATGTGGATTGATGCTGAAGAGGGAAGAAATGGGTATACACCAATTGACGTACATTGGTCAGAAACTCCTGGAAGAAATGAAAAATGGAGAGAAGAAACTTTAAAGAATATTGGGGAAACACAATTTACTCAAGAATTTGAAGGTGAATTTATAGGATCTACACATACACTTATTGCTCCATCTAAACTCAGAACAATGGCATTCAAAAATCCAATTGCTTCTCAAGGTGGAATGGATATGTATGAAAATCCAGTAAAGGGGGCGGTTTATTGTATTGTAGCAGATAGTGCTCATGGTAAAGAACAAGATTATTCTGCTTTAAGCGTTTTTGATATTTCTGACATTCCATATAGACAAGTCGCAAAATATAGAGACAATAAAATTTCTCCAATGCTTTATCCAAATATTATCTACAATATTGGGATGAAATATAATATAGCATGGCTCATTGTAGAAATCAATGACATTGGACAACAAGTAGCAGAAACTCTTCATTTTGATTTAGAGTATGAAAATATTCTCATGGCATCCATGCATGGCAGAGCAGGTCAAAAGATAGGAGGGGGATTTGGAAAAAATAATCAACTAGGAATTAGAACAAGTAAACAACTCAAGAGAATTGGTTGTGCCGCTCTAAAAGATATGATTGAAACAGATAAGTTGATTGTTCCAGATTTTGACACAATTGCTGAATTAACTACTTTTGCTTCTAAACACAATTCTTTTGAAGCAGAAGAAGGTTCTCATGATGATTTAGCAATGACATTAGTAATGTTTTCTTGGGTGGTACAACAACAATATTTTAAAGATATGACAGACTTAGATATACGTAAACAAATTTATGAAGACCAAATGGAAACGTTAGAGCAAGATATGCTTCCATTTGGAATTATAGATGATGGGCAAAACCAAGATACATTTACAGATAATGCTGGTCAATCATGGAAAGTAGTTGAAGATGAAAGTGTGAGAAATTATTTCTAAGCATCTTTACTGAATCCAAAATCTTCCATTTGTTCTTCTGTAACTCCTTGTTTTATGTTTTGAATAAGCTTCTTTGCATCAGGGTGTATTCTTGTTGAATTATATTTCAAGCGAGATTCACTCTTTGTACAAGTAGTTAAATGTTCGGGGTTTACACATCCATTGTTTTGACAGGTTTGATGTACAATATGTTTACTTGGGATCTCTCCTTTGTAATGAATATAAGCAAACCTGTGAGCAGGGATAGATTTTCCTCGATAGGAAAACATTCCATACCCTTGTTGTGTTCTAGAGGCAATCCATGTCCAACAACTATTCTCTGAACTATTACTAAATTTAGTTCGAAATCTATCAACTTCTTTCATGATTCATCTCCATCAAAAATCATTTATATCTCAATATATATTTAGTCTCTGAAGGAACTCTATTTTATAAATAATCATAATGATATGATTTACACAGTTCAATAAACTTTTATTTTTTTAGGAGAGATGAAATGGGATTTCAAGTAAGCCCTGGCGTAAATACATCGGAAATTGATTTAACAACTGTAGTTCCTGGCATTTCTTCGATTGATGCTGGGTTAGCTGGTCCTGCCCGATGGGGTCCGGCAAATGATGTAACTCTGATTGATTCAGAGGATTTGCTTATTCAGACTTTTCAAAAGCCTGATGCGAATACATATACAACATTTTTTACAGCGGCCAATTTTTTAAATTATTCAAGTAAACTACATTTTGTTAGAGCGGTTTCGACTGCAGCCAAAAATGCTGGCACTGCTGGTACTCCAGTTTTAATTGCTAACACCTCTAAGTATTATGACACATATGATACAGATAGTGGTGGAACACCAGTTACAAATGCTGGAGATTGGAATGCTAAATGGGCAGGATCACTTGGG